GCATATTCTGGGTTGATATGGTCAGTTGCTTCTGAGCAGTCTGATTCGTAGAAACTTCGAACAGGGTATCGTCCGAATTCTGTTAGAGTATTAAGAACTTCATGGGCACCGATTGAATTTCGGCTAGCATTCTTAGAGTGTAGCTGATATCCTTCTCGGATGCCTTTGATATTCTTACAAAGAGTAGTCGCTTGATCATTTACTTTAGTTAGAATTGCGGATAGGGCTGCTTTAGTTTTACTTAGTAGTCTTGTTTTGCATCCTCTTTCTTTGATAATTTGTAAGCTGAGTGGCATTGATCCGTTTTCGGGCTTTAGGGCTTCGAGAATTACTTCATTCCACCAGTCTTCTTTAGTTACTTCATCACTTAATGGTACACTATATGACATTCCTGCGAATTCCCTTTCTATTCGTTTTCGTTCGAGAATTTTTTCTCGAAAGTATTCATAAGTTCCTCCGTCTTGGAGAGTCTTTTCTATACATGCGGAAATGTTAAAGCGAGGGTTTTCTTCTTGTCTTTTCATTTGGTTCCATATATTTTTAGGTATTTGTGGGAATACTTTCTTTCTTAGAAAAGTTCTCAGTTCTTCTTGGTCTGTAGGTTTTGGTTTTTCATGTTGTTCTAGGAAACGTAGAGCAGCTTTTGGAATTTCATCACTGAGGTCCTCTGTGAGAATTGGGAGGCTTCTTCCAAAGTTTGAGAGTATTAAGAAGTTCATTAGGAAGCGTCTTCCTATGAATTCAACACAGTATTTATTATATATGTCCTTACTTCTTCTCCTGCATTTTCCTTGACGTATTGCTTTCTCAATCAGCACTTGAAGTTTCTTAAGGTTACTCGCTGTTCCTCTCTCATCAATTAGGTATTTTTTGGTTATAAGATTCTTGGGATCTGAATCGTTTTCTTTTAGTTTCCATCTCTGAATGGGTTGGGAATGTAATTTAATTCGAGGACGGTCTTTTGTTATTTTATGAATTGAGGTTACCTTTATTGATTTGACGAGGACTTTGAAGGCCTTATTAAACGCTCGTGTTTGACGGTTTAAGCAAAGGGAAATAGGAGTTATTAGGGAATGCCAACATGATTGGATCCACAGGAATTGTCTTTTAGTATATTCAAAGAGTGGCACATCTTTCAACATCATTGTTCTTTTAAGATGAGACCTTAGGTATTGGTTGCAGTTATCTAGATTTTTTGAGTTACC